TGGACCTTCTCTGTGGAGCTTCTGCATCAGCTTGGTTATGATCGGGTCTTTGTAGTCCATTACTGGTTGCTCCTGTTCATTGCCTCTAGTATAGCCTTTTGTATGGACTTCTGTATAAACGTCTTGCGTAGCTGGTCTATCTTCATCATGACGCGCCTCGGCATTTTGCTGCGTGGTCGATTGCTTTGGTGGAATGCAAAGTAAGGGGTCGGGTTATCTATGACCAAGTAATCTCGGTGTACGTCACTACGGAATCCCTCGCGCATTTCGCCGGTCTTCTCGAGTAGAGGCCAAGGGCGATCAGTAGCACGGGGCGCCCAGCCTCCAAATAATCCGCCTCGCTGTCCAAAGTTCTCATCGAAGCTATGCAAAAGTTCGTCCCGAATCTCGTTAAAAGACTCTGAGAAGTCATTTAGCTCTACATCAAAGCGAGAAAGTCGGCGAGCAAGCTGTTGTTCGCCCTCGACTGTTGCCTCTAATACGATAGGCATTAGCAGTCCTTACGGAAAAATTCGTCATCAGCCGAGTGGCTATGGTCTTCGGTCAGGTTGGTAGACCGCGCAAATATCTCACCATCGGTTTGTATTACGCCCGATACAGCGTCACTCGCGGCACTATCATCGGCTATGTCCCCTAGGTACTCACCCAGCAGCTCACGAGCCATAGCGAGCTTCTTATACCCATCCTTACTAGAAAGGTCTGTATCAACGCTAGAACCGTAATCCCGTATAAGTATCAGCCCAGCCGCGAATAACGTCGTGATCGTGCTGAAAATGGCTGGAGCGGTGAAGTCTACGTCGTCATAGTTAGGAAATGCAGTAGATATACGCCCATTGAGCCATTCACTAGCTTCATTAGCGACCGCGTCCACGCGCGCATCACTTACCGAGCTGTACGAATAGGTGAGCTTAACTACGCTCCCCGGTGATGGAGCAGTGGCAAGCGTGACAAGTCCGGTCGTAGCGTTAATGCTCTGTACCGTTACCGCAGCTTCGTCAACAAACGCTAGCACGTCTGTAGCAGACACGCTATCTGAGTATGAGGTATCTACTATAGGGACGTTGGTTGCATAGAAGTTTGCATTTGCTCCGTCAACTACGCCGGTCGGAACCTCCTTTTTCTTTAGGAGTTGTACGCCAGCCATCTCTCGGATAGCTTGTTGTGTGGCGTATGACATGGGGTTACTCCTTTGCAGCTATGATCGCGGATGCTACGTCTGTCTTAGTAGCTAGTTCGGCAGGGTTCTCTACGCCAGCTTGTTCGGCTAGGCTGTTTAGCTGGTCTCGGCTATTCTCGCGTACTAGGCGATCTTGTTCCGTCTCGACTTCCACTTCTTCCACATCGACAACAGTCGCAGCTTCGTCAGTTTCATCTGTACTTTCAGCGTCGGCTTGTTCGGCGGTAATGGTGCGCTCTTCGCTTTCGCCCTCTGTAGCATCTCCGCTTTCACCCTCGCTTTTCTTAATTGAGAAATATCGGTCATTCTTAAACTCCTCTACCTGGTCTTTGGTGAGTTCTACGCTTTGTACTTCGCCCTTATTAAATACCATACCGCAGCGTCCGCGCGTAGGCATAATAAAGTTCGGGGTAATCTGTACGTCGTATAGTGTGGTTTTCTCTGCCATGTGTTTAGTCTCCATTTAGTTACTCTAGCAGTGGGAGGAGGCTCGAAAGCCCCTCTCCACTAGACTCAAGCAGCTTACGCTACGAGTGAGCCGACGGCTTTTTGGTACAGTCCGTATCCTGCATTTCCTACCCAGTATGTACCGTAGTAGTTTTTCTTGTTCCAGAAGTTGCTTTCACTTCCCTCTTCGAGAGCCTCGAAAGGAATGAACTCACGCTCTTGGAGAACGAATGGCAAGATTGTGCCAGTCGTGTTGAGGAGGTACCAGTTGTTGGTGTCACTCAACCAAGGGCTTACGAGAATGCTGGCCTTCTTGTAGTTGGTGTTATTCGCACCACTTGCAAGGTATTCAGCTTCGATCAGGCTTTCAGCAGTAGACAAGAGGTCAACTGGGATAACAAGCAGTAAGTTTGGATTCTGGTTTACTGGTCGTCCCTGGTCATCGGTCATCTTCATCAGCGCAACACGAGCAGCCGTAAAGCTGGTTGCATCAAGTGCAGCAGTCAGCTTGTTGGTGTTGGTTGTGCCGGTGCTTCCGACTGGGTGATCTGTATCAAAGAAGTACTGACCATCGTAGGCAAGCTGTGTGAATCCGTTTGGTAGGAGGCTACCAAAGATGAGTTCGTCAGCGTACATACGAGCGCTTTCACCAATAGAACGGGCGAGTGGACCGTACTTGCCGGTCTGATCGTCTTTGATGTCGCGGTACTTTACTTCGATTGATGCTTCGTACTCTTTGTTTACAAGAGTGTAGCCGTATTCTAGCAACTTAGCTGGAATTCGCTCGCCTTCCATCTCTCGCATTCGTGGAGCTGCGCCTAGCCATGCGTAGTCTTCCGACCGTGCGGTACTGGCGACTTTCGTGGCAACCTGATCCCAAACCGCAGGGGCTGAGTCCCAGCCGTCCATGAAGTTTGTGAGCAAGCCCTTACCTAGAATTGTGTCCATGTGTGGTTTCTCCTAAACTTATTCGTTATCGCCCGAGACCGACTAGCGCAACGCGCAGCTTACTCGCACTTGTTACTTCTACGATGCGTCCGACCAAGACATCGTTGGTTGTCGTAGCTGCGAGATCGACTGTCTGGTTGTCAGTGACATAAACAGGGTCTCCCAGGTTAGACTGTGCTGCACTAAATCCTGAGACTACATTGACAATTCCACCGACACGAACCTGGATTTCTTTGTCTCCAGCTGCGCCTACGCTGTTGTCGATAGTCTCGTCTGCTACGCCTACAAAGAGGTCGTTAGCTGCGTCAGTTGCGTTGGTTACATAACCAGCAGCATTGACACTTACGAGAGCGCCTTCCCAGATTTTGACGGCTGCTTGTTTGAATGAAACAACCTCTCCTGGCTGACGGCGAACATCTTTTCGAGCTGCAATTGCTGTCATATTATTTCTCCTTACCGTTTGTTACTTTCATCTCCGGGTACTTAGCCGACAATTCGTCAAACTTAGCTTCATCAGCGCCAACGGCTTTCATTCCCGCTCGCTCTGCATCGCTCAACTTCTCGCTTGGCTTCTTATCCTTGTCGTCTTCGTCCTCGTCTCCGGTCTTTTCAGAACCTTCCTCGCTGAACTTGAGTACCTGTGGACCTGCCTCAAGAATACCACTAACGATCTCTGAGAGCGATACCTGCTTATCACTAAGGGAAACGGTTGTGGTTGAAACCTCTGAAAGCTCTAGGTACTGATCCTTTTGAGCCGGGGTAATCTTGCCAGCTTCAAGAAGTTCGTTGTACTTCTCACTAAGCTTATAACGTGCTAGCTCTCGGCGCGCTTCTGAGAGTTCTTCGGCAGCAGTCTTATCTGCGTCACCTTTGTCGTCTTCGTCTTCGCTATCACCGTCACCGGCTTCGCCCTTATCGTCTTCACCCTTATCATCACCGGCTGCGCTATCTCCCTCGCCACCGTCTTCTGAACCTGGCTCCACGGCTTCAGTAACCTGCTTAGTAACAGCTTCGAGCTGGTCTTTAGGGACATCAACTTCTTCTCCTGCTTTAAGTGTGTGCGGTACTGCGTCACCCTCGTCATTAGTAACGGTAATCTCTATATCAAACTCTCGCTCGTTCTTTACTGTGGCTGTTTCCATGGCTTGTAACTCCTTTGCTTTGGCTTCTGAGAGCATTATAGCACTTGAGCTTGAAGATAGTGCAAGCGCCTCAGATAGCCGGCTGTTAAATTGTTCTACTGCTTTTTCAAAAGGCTTCATTCCCTTGAGATACGGGTTGTTGACGAGCGCAACATGGAACAAGGTAGGCCCATGCTCTGTACCGTCTTTTGTATCTTGGTAATTCCAATCAAAGCTCACCGATACGTCGAATATAAGACCGTCCTCAATCTCTAGGACAGTTTCGGGTCGGCGTATGTCCATATAGGCATACAGGCCATCACCCTTGATGATCTCCAGCCTAACAACTTCACCGGCGTTGCGATCTACTTGATCGGTGTGGTCGAGCGGCACGGGGACCCGATCAATGACCTTCGCATTGAAGTTATCGACGATCTCTTGCGCCCACTTCTCATCGAGTACCATCTGTTCAACTGGGAATAGTGGGTTTACCCACTTACCAAAACGGACGATCTGCTTACGGAATATAGTACCGCTCAGTGTACCGGCTGCGGTTTCTGCAGCAGCGGCCAGTAATACCATGTGGTTATGCTTAATAGAGTCATTCATGTGCTTAGTATAATCCTTCCTGCTAACTTTTGCTTATATTACTACAGTGTATCGACCTTGCCTTGCGTGACCTCGCCGTCAATGGCAATGTCATAGCGTTGCCGCCAGACTTGGGCTTTCTCAGTCTCGTCTTTGACTTTTTTGGGTTTGGTTGCCATGGCTTCAGTTTACCTTGTTTACGTTAGGGGAATTATATACTCGCCAGTGCCAGTATTTAAGTAGTCAGATTCAGAGCCACCGCCTGCACTAGCCAGGTCATCTCCCTTAGTACCTGATGTGTAGGTATCAGTATTAGACCAAACGGTAGTAGCTATTGTACTTGCATTGTCTGAACCATCAATCTGTCTACGTCCCATAGTGCTAGAGATTGTGTTCCCATCTGGGAAGCCCCATACGGCAGCAGGGACGGCTGAGAAGTCAGTAATCGCTATCTGCTTGGCTGGCTTACCGCTGTTCCATAGGTTCAAAGCACCGACTGAGTTGAATAGGTCAGCTACATAGACATAAGCACCAGCGGTTGAACTGATAGCAGTGATTCTAACAGTCGATAAACCTGGAGCTGTACCTGAGTAGAGTTTATAGACGTTAAATGCTTGCCATGTACCTGTAGTGTTGTCAGCAGTAAGTGAAGCATCAGCGGTTGAGCTAGTGTCAGAACCAGGTAGCCACAATTCTACTTTGGCTATGCTTGAACCGAAAGTGGCATTTTTCTGTAGGTAACCGTTAATGAATGACAGTGAGGTAGCAGGGGCTAGAACGTTAAACTCCCATGCAAAACCTACTGTGTTATTTTCTGGTAGTAGCACGAGGTTGAGTGAACCAGCCGTTTTGACGGTGGTATCTTCTAGCCCTGCACCTGTTGAGCGAGCTGACCCTGTATTGGTGTACCAGCGGTGTCTATTAGTAGTTTGTTGGTACTTCTGGAAAGCTATCTCTGAGCCGTTGAACTGGTTGAGATAGTTCGTGATAAGGTTTGTACTACCAAATAGACAGTTTTCAAACACCATCGTGTTAAGCGTACTAGATGTGCAGTAGATGTCGGTATCATAGTGCTTAGTGACTGTTCCAAACTCGCTATTCAAGAACTTATTGCTAAGACTACCATTCAAAGATATACCCCTGTTAATTGTGCCACTGTTCACACCTTGGATATAGGCACTTATGAATAGGTTATTGAAAGCATTTCCCGATAGGACTATAGCTGGGTTGGAGTTAGGCTCAGGCGCTATCGCCCACAGTCTTAATACTCGATAGGTGTTAGATGAGCCACTACTAGAGATAAAGTTACCTGAAATATCGACAGCATATATGTTAGTGAATGTCTTGTTATAGCCATTAGTGACCATAGCATAAGTCATTCCAGACTGAAAACCTGCAAATACTACGTTGCTGATATTCCATGTGCTGTGAGGTGTAGCTGAGTCATAAATGACCGTACCAGCTGGCGCCCAGAATACAGTATTATTTATAGTAGCCGATGAGCTTCCAGCTGTATAACCATTCGCTAATATACCAAGATTATAAGGTCCACCGTTGCCAGCATAATCCATTCGGCAGTTGTCTAATATCCACCATGTAGGGTCAGCCGTTGTGTTGGCTGGACCAGCATCAAAAGTATACATAATCGATTGATTGCGTTTGTTGACTGTGACTTGAACACTCGATGACAGGTTATAGATATCAGCGGTAGTGGCAGGGCTATACTGCAAAGCATCTTCAGCTCCGCCAGCAGTAGTGCAGAGGACGTAACTTGTGGTGCTATTCTTAGTCTTAATATAGCGGTATTCTGACTTAGAAGTGTGTCCGACTACAGTTCCCATGACAGTAGCATTTGCGATTATACCTGTCGATGTGAAGCCATAGATTCTTAGGGTTGTGGTGGATGGCACTTCGTCAACGGTAAAAGCAGTACCGTTGTAAGCTGCTGGGGTGAATCCACTCAAAATTATTCTATCCCCGACCTTGAAGCTATGAGCAGCAGCAAAGGTTAGCGTGAAATATCGTCTGTTATAGCCAGTAGCATCGGTATAAGTTAGCGAGGTCGGTGCGGTGTTAGCGTAGGTCGTATATCCAGCCGATGGAGTGACAACTATCTGATCGCCTACCGACCAATCTACAGGGTCAGAAGTTATAAGTGGGGAGGCTGCTGTTCCTAGCCCACTAGAATAGTTAGTCTTAATATAAGCTTTTGAAGCTCCCACAAAGCTAAGATAATACGATTGTGCAGGGTTCATATTACTTGAATATCTAATACCTACATAGCCCAAATTATTCGAGGGGTCATACATTAAGGTTGCTTTATACGTAGATGGTATTCTGTCGCTAGTCTTACCGTAATCAAGTTCACCATCCGTGTATGACAGTACAATCATCTGCTTGACTAACAGGGTAGCGGAAGCCGTTCGAGAAGCCTTTAGACGTCCACCTGAATCTATACTTATTGCAGGGAACATCGTGCTACTCGACCCACCAAATCCATATGAGTTTTGTCCACTGCCGATAGTCACATTCGTATCAACAGTAACCGTAATCGGGTTAGTAGTGCCTGAGACATTCGTCATATCACCAGCAATTAGAACGTCATCACCGTCTTGAGATAGAGAGCCAGAGATAGTCACCGTTGCAGCGTTAGATGATGCTTCAATGAGACTGCTAGCACCAAACAACTTAGTCGTGATATCAGCATCGAACTGGATACCAGTACCGTCATCAAGTACGTTGTTCCTGATCTGTCCCCAATAAAAGTTACCGACTGCATTATATAGACCCGACCCACCACCGCTTGCACCATTATTGACTGAACCAATCTCTAGCGGAGACGTACTGTCTTTTATATTAGTCATAGCATTTGTCAGGTCAGTACCTAATTGTGTCCAACTTGAAGGCATACTTGAACTATCAGCAGCGGTAAAGAATTGCACTCGTCTATCACTCACACGGTAGGTGAATCTAACCCATCCTGCTTGTCCTGCCGTGAAGCTATGAGCTGCGGTTGATGTTGAACTAGCCCCACCGCCAGCCGAGTTATATAAGCTACAAGATAATGTATTACTAGCACCAGTAGCGAATATATACGAACCTTGACTACCTGCACCTACATATTTAGCTATAAGCACTTGGTTAGCGGTTGACCAAGCATCTAACGATACCCTTACTCGTATGTCTATATCGCCTGTAATTGATAAAGCAGCACTATCAGGTGTAGAAGCGTAGTTGCCAGCTACCCCAGGTAAACGTAGGTAACTGCTATAGCCTGTTCCTGGCGTAGATACAGGCGATACTGAGGCAATCATGCAGGATGGAGCAGTACCAGAAGTACCATAGAGCTGGATAACGCCAGCACCCGTCAATTTTACCAGTTTGAGCCTATAATAACCTGTTGAAGTGGTCGTTGGAGTATAAGGAGTACCAAACTTAGCAAATCCCCACCTTGTGCCTCCGTTGACAGCATATGAATAAGCGGTTGCGGTAGCAGTAGTATCAGACCAAGTTGACCCATCGTATTGTTGGAGCGTAATCGTAAATGAGCTGTTAGCAGGGAAGCTATTAAACGGCAGGTAAGCTCCACGCCACGAATCAGATGTATTAAGGGCGGTTAGAGTGTTTGTATATAGTGGTGTGGCTGTTACATACCCATATGGGTTAGCCTGGCTCATGGTACTTTGAATCAGAGTAGCCCATGTAGAGGTACTACTCCAATCACCTGTTTGCCATGCGCCATACAAAGCCGTAGAACTACCCTCTCTCTCTTGCCGTAAAGTTACACCATTGCTGACCTGGCTTCATTTTTTTCTTAAAAGTTATGTAGTAGTGGCAAGCTACACATAATGTTCTGCCGTTATCAACATCATAGCGCAATTCTTCATTATCTGCCCATCTTTCAATGTGGTCTGCATGAAGCGTCCCACCATATTGTTCACACGTCTGACATGTATAGTTATCTCTCTCGAAAACAGATGTTCTCCATCTTTTATACAGCCCACTGTTCATTTCTCGATGTCTGAGACTACTATTGCCGCCTTTCCAATTCCAATGCTTAATACCCGTGTTACCAGGAATAGTAAAGGGTTTGCGGTTTCTAGCTGCTAGACTTATATTTTTTCTAGCCTCTGCTGATACAATCGTACCTACCTTACTTTTATTGCAACAAGCTCTAGAACAGTACTGACGGTCGGCCTTGCTCGGTTGACGATTAAATATTTCCCCACAATAGCGACAAACTATATCAACTCCAGGCGACTTGAGCCAGGGTATATTTCCCTTTTTGAAGCGTGTTCGTGACCCATTTGGGCTATGACCATGTATGTACTTTCTTTCACGACCTCTTGAATCAAATTTTAACAATGATTCCCCACAAGAACATTTACATTCTATCTTTTCATTATGCTTAGCCATTACTGATTCACCACATCACCGACTTTAAGCCGTTTAATACTTCTTAGCTTGGCATCGTAATCATTTAGCATTTGCTTAATCTGGTCTTGAATAGTATCTACATCGCCTAATAATGATTGACTACTTGCGATAATGGTCTTACCGTCCTGAATATCAAACACAACCGATTGCTCTCCGTTTAATGATACGTCTGTTGCTGATGTAATAATTGCTTTCATTGTTTTCTCCTTTAACTATAACTTCCACTAACTCTGTTGTCCCAAACAGCCGTTGCCCCCGTGTGGGTAATAGCTACTGGGCTTGTAGTCTTATCTATTTTAGTAATTGTCCAAGCTCCCGAGCTTGTAGCCGTACCTGATGCAGCCTGACCGATGTAGACTACGTTGGCTGTAGTGGTCTTGTCGATCAGTGTTTTGAGAGGCGCAGGAGATGAGCCGGAGCCATCCGTATTACTGCCGATCAGCTTGAGGCCACCGCCTCCGCCCAGGTTCGGATTGACGAACTTATTGCCATCGGTCAATCTCACATTTACCCACTGTGTTGCTGGTGGCTTGCGGCCCGAAAGGTCGAGCTTCACGCTGCCGTCTATCTTGTCCGGCACTTTATCGACGATCTTAGTAACCATCTTCTCGAAGTCTTTGATCTTTACTTCCTGAGCTGCTAGATTCTGGCGCTCTTTAGGCTGTGTGATCTTTACTTCATTGCTCAGCTTGATCTCCCCTATAGACTTAGCCATCGCCTCAGCTACAACCTGCGAGAAGGCCCCTATTTGGTCGTCTGTCAGTGAAGCTGTAACATTCTCCGGTATCTTGGCAGAAAGTTCGTTGATCGCGCTAGAAACAGCCGAAACAGTATCATGGCTGGTAGCTTCAATTTCACCAAAGCGCTTATTAAGAGCGCCAAGCGTCAAAGCAAGCTGAACTAAGCTGTCTTTCATCTCCTCTGACAACTTCACTTCGGGAATCTTTAGGTGTTCAATCATGGCACTTGCTACCACCTGAGCTGCTTCTATTACCTCTTTTTTGCGTAATTCTCGGCTAGTTAGGCGCTCTTTGAGCAGGGCCAGCTTTGCGCTATTTTCGTCCATCTTCTGCGGTCTCCAGGAGTAGATTATCAATTACTCTGCCAACTGCCTCTTGAGCTAACTCATCGTGCTTATGTGAATCAGCCAAGGTTTGTCTTGCTTCTTGGCGGTCAGCAGATAGCATTGGCATACCAACACCGCCAGGGGTATCCGGTATGCCGGTGATCTCTGGCTGGTCGGTTTCTACTTCCATAATCTCTACCCATAAGCAACGGCAATTCAGGTGGATCGGTGGCATCCAGTCTGTTTCCCTGTACTCTGACTCATCAACGATGCTGCCGTCTAGGTCAGCACATATGTCGCAGGTTAACTCATCCAAGATCGCACTGTACTGGTACTTACTGATCGTATCGCGGTAGGTAGTGAAAACGTCATCACGGCCAGCATTGACAGCAATAGCTATGCCAGTAGCGCCGCCTAGCCCGACCTTATCTGAGAAGTAGCCGGACATAAAGGTGCCGAAGGCAGATAGCACGTCCCCAATAGACAAATCCATGCTGAGCTGGTTCTTGCGGAGGGCCGTGTTGACTAGGTTGCGGACTTGGAACAATAGCTCTGCGGTTTGCTTATCTACTATCGCCTGAGCTTGCTGCTTGATCAGATCACGGGTTGTATTCTTAGTTGCTGGTGCTTTGCGCTCCATCTCATCGGCTGCACCGTTCTTGGCGTAGTTGTAAGCTTCCATCATCTGATCAATCATCACCTTGCGGTAAGCATCAACACCAGTGATCTCAAAGCTATCTAGAGCTTTATAGTCCTTCTTCTCTAGCAACTTGCGCAATGCCTTGATCGTATCGGCTGTAACAGTATCCCAAACCGGCTTGGCGGCATTCACAAAGTCTTGCTCTAGTTGGGTGTACTTACGCTGAAGACCATCAAAATTGACCTTCTTTTCTGCTGGAGTCAATGGTCGGAACCACTTACCCTCGGCTAGTTTATGAGCGCGATGCGGCTTACGGCTCATTGCGGTGTCGGCTGTGGTCTTATCAGCCTTACTGACTTTTGGGACGTCTATACCCAGGTGAGCGCTAAGTTTAGCCATAAGCTCCTGTATGAGCCAATCAGGAATACCCTCTGGTCGCTTCTCCATAACGGTCATACTGATCTCTTTAAGCAAGCTCTGTGTCTGCTCTGTAATGTCGGCGAAGTCAAAGCTCGGCTATAGTGGCTTCTCGAAGTTGTATTCTATGAGGTCGGGGACAATGTCGCTGTTGATATGCTCCTCGATAGAGTGCATAACACTACGCAAAGCCAATACGAACATATCAGTTTGATCTTTAGATAGCGCCCAGCTTCCACCTTCGGAACCTGTGCCGAGCATCATAAAGTGCGCCATGACCGAGCGTGCCATCTCTGCATTGTGGTGGTCGATCAGTGGCATAACGTCAAACTTGCCGGCAGCGGTCAGCGTGTCTGCCTCGAATCCTGCTGGGAGGCCAACTGTGCTGTTAGTTGATAGTGCGCCGACTGCGTCAACAACAGTGTCTAGGCTCTCTTGCTTGGCGTTAGCAGGAGCTGTCACCTTTTTAGGTGGAATAGCAAACTGCTGTGCTGCCTGGTTGCCTAAGTAATAGAGACGGTGCTTCTTATCGTAGTGATAGAAAGCTGAGAGGAAAGCTGACTCACCAAACAGGGGGTGATTCTCCTTACCGAATGTGAACACGAAGCTATACTGTACGGGGATAGTCACCATCTTATAATTCTGACCGATATAGGCGTATTGCTTGAGTCCGGCAAATCCACCCCGATCATCTTGCAGGATAGTGGTTATCTGGTTATCTCGTGGAGCGATCTTGCTATATACAACCTTGCCATCACGCAGGGTAAAGACTTTCTCGTACCCTCTCCAGCCCTCTAGTACAGCACGGAGCATGTCAGCTATGACTAAGTGGAATGGGGTAGACATTCCGCCCTGGTGTGGTGGGAGGGTAAGGCACTCATTAACAAAATCTGCTTGCTTCTTAGCTTCAGCGCTATCATCAGCTGGCTCAATAGTGTACGGGTTCGACAAAATAGGCATCGTAAGTATGGAATAGATCGCGCGCGCAGTACCGTCTTGCTTACGCATAGCAATAAGGTCTTTGATCTTGATCTTGTTTGTGTCGATTACTTCGCCGGTAAAGAGAGAGCGTACCGCTTGACCGGAGCCAACCTCTGTATCAACTTTAGGCTTTGAGCGAGCTAGCTCCAAATTCGTTCCGGGTATTTTCATTTACGAGTCTCCTATTACCAGTCGGCGTTAGTGTTATTGTACAGCGAGTCATAGCTTTTGCCTATTGACGGTGCTACCTTACTACTATCTACTAAAAAGTCAGCAAAACAATAGGCTAATGCGTCTGCCTTATCTGGTGAAACGAGCAATCGCTTCTTGATTTCCGCTTTCTCTTCGATCTGAATACCGCGCCGTGTGATCTTATATCGTATAGATGAGAGCTGTGCAATGAGATCGAGATCGCCTTCTGGTATAGAAATCTCTCCTGCTTTAAAGCGTTCGGCTAGGTTCCAATATACTTGGGCGCGCAGGTTGACGAAGTTTACCCCACTACTATCCGGCTGCGGACTAGCCGAGCCATGTAGATCAACAATGTTATCCACTTTATCATCGCGCAATATGTCTGCTACGCCACCACCAACACCGTCAACGTCAATGAATATACCATCGGCTGGCTTTAAGAATCGGACGCGTCCTGCGGTCTGTGTGGTGTCTTCCTTGCCGTGTACTTGTAGCGGCTCAACTACGCCACCATTACGCTCTGCTATTACGCTCTTATCATCTCCATATCTAGCAGGGTCAACACCGATAAAGCGCAGTTGATCAGTCTTAGCTTGTAGTTCTTCGCGGCGTTCGGGCGTAGCTGCTTCTTCCAACAGGTTGAGAGGTATAAGTGTATTGATCTCAGCGCTAGGGAATTGCCCTAAGCAACGAGCCTGGAACATAGGACTTTCCACGCCCCACTTTGTTATCTTGTCTTTTACCCATGCTGGCGTAATCAAGTACGGCGCTACTAGCTCAACTGTATCGAGGTCAACAGCGCGTAGGTCCTCTACATTACGGATACCGTTATTCGTAAAGTTCGGCGTATCGAAGCACGAAACATGAAAGCGTGTAGCTCCCGTGTCCGTGTGGTGAGACTGAAAGAATCTACCAGATAGAGAGGTCGGGTTGCCGATCATTAGTAATCGTGCGCCCTCAGAGCTGAGAATAGCGTCAATCGCTACCCATATATCTTCTGGTATACCAGCTGCCTCATCAGTAATAACAAGTATGTGTCCACTCGGAGCGTGGAATCCTTGGAACTTATCAGGGTCTTTAGCTGCGAAGCCCATAGCGAACCACTCGTCAGCCATGTCTAGCCGAGCATTCGCGAACATACGTCCACCGATTGGTATCTTTAGCCCGTTGTATGTAGCGCGCATATCACGCCAAATAATGTTTTCCACCTGCCGATAGGTTGGTGCGGTAGTTATGACGTAGCTATCTGTATACGCCGTGAGGAACGCTAATGCTACTTTAGCCGAGAGCCAGCTCTTACCGATACCGTGACAAGATCGTACGGTTGTGATCGGGTTATCGAAGACCGACTGTATAATATGCTGCTGCTTTAGCCAAGGCTCATCACCTGCAAACCGGCGCACAAACCAGTTCGGATCAGCTTGTATACCCCTCTGTACCGAGGTAAGTTGTTTAGCTTCCCTTGTTAGCTGCATTTTTAGCCACCGCCTGGGCTTCCTTTGCTAGCTCTGCAAGTCCCGTCCATACATCTCCACCCTTACCATCTGTAAGCCCGTTAACTGATGTAGGCAAGCCGAGGGTAACACGCTCCCCGTCAATAGCCGTCTTCATAGCACTCGCTAGTTTAGCCAATGAGAACGGGTCTATAGCTGCCATAACCGGCTGACCATCAAATGTAATCGCATTACCCTGACGATCGGTGAGTATATTGCGCTTGTCCATTTCCATAATCGCCTTACTAGCCAGTGCTTGGAGGTTCCTAAAGTGCTGGAGGTGACGCATAGGAGCCTGTGCTTTTTCTTCGATGAGCTTGTCTTCCCACTTAATCATAGCCTTTTCACCGATTCTAGCCCGATGCTTGCCCCATTCTTCCCGAGAACTCATCGTTTCTATACGCCTTTCAGATACACCATACTTCTTGGCTAGAGTTGCAAGCGAAACCGTAGAGTCTGATATGTACTCTTTTCTTACTTGCTTCCAGTCAACATTAGTGGCTCTGGTTGGCTTTGCCATAAATCTATATTACGCCACCGGAACAACTAGCTTACTTGCCTTCGGTGCTGTTGGTATTCCGCCCTCTGGTATCTTTACACATACTGCATAAAACAAGCCCTTACCCTTGCTGGTGCTAGTCTTGATCTCATTCAAGGCGTACCCCTCTGGTGGAGTAAAGTCTTCACCGATCATTATCTCTAATACTTTGATTGTTGGCTGTGCCATGATTTGCTTTGTCATCTGTTACCTCTGTTTAATCTGGTGTTATTACTATCATCGCGCACTAATTTAACAGGCTCCGAGCGATGGGCTGCGTGGCGTGGTCTGTTATTTGAAGTTGGTTCTGGTCTCCTATTAGGCTCCCTCATTATACCACCTCGCTTTAATGCTTGACGCTTGTGCCAATAAAGCAAGTCGAGCTGGTCTTCACTGAGGTTGTCTTTAATACTATTGCGGTGTTTTAACGGGTTGTGGTTCATAACTTCTTTGCTCCAAATATCCCACCTTTTAAAGATGGCTCTACACTCCAGCGCTTTCCGTATACTCTACGGGCTTGCAGTGACGGGTAAAGCTCCTTGCGTATGATCTCTATCTCTTTTTTTGCCATCTCATCTCTATCAAATAGCTGTAATCCACCCTCTAACTTACCGACCGGAGCGCAGTCTATCCCCATAAGACCGTATCGGATACTATGACGGTTGTTTATTCTAATGCTTAAGAACTGCACAAAGTCTTCAAAGGTTGATACTCGTCTATCTCCGTGCCAGTCTTGAGTTTTGATGATGTAACAGGTCTGAATGCGCTGGTTTATTGACGTCCACATCTTTACGTCCCACATCTCATTACGATACGGAAAGCCAACTACTGCTATATCCTCTTTAGAGCCGAGCATAACTGTACTCTCTCTAATCGCTTCATCAAAGTGCTTAGCACCCGATTCAGGACTCTTTGGCACTCCGGGTCTATTCCATCCACTCACGTCATCATCAATCTTGAATATGTAATCACACTTGTTTTTACGCGCGAACTTACCTATTTGCTCTTTCACATACCCTAAGCCAAGATTCTGCTTTGGGATAATGGCTAGAGTTATGGAAGTCCCTTTGAGTACGTCTCGGTAATCCTGCTCGTCCTGCCTCTCAACAAAGACTACTGCGTCATTTACATAATCTGACTTTAAGAGCCAGGGTAATACGTACTTCTTTAGCTCCTTTGGTCGTGCCTTACTAGGTATAGCTAACAAGATTCTACTCATGATTGCTTACTCCTCTTGCGTTCACCGGCACGCTTAGTGGCTAGTATAGCTGGATGCTCATCTTCTAAGCCCTGCATTACCCGTGCGCGTCGTGCTTCACGCTCACTTTTCACTTGTCGGATACGAGCTATTTCCTCTGTGAGCGGTAGACACTTCCACATCTGTAAAAGACTGTAGTACACAATCGTAAACCTCGCTGCGTCATGGCTCATCGGCTGGATAGGCGTCACGCCATGCAAAACGCTTTGTCCATCGAACATAGCAATACTCCCGTTCGACAGGTTAAATCCTAGCTCGTACTCTGGCATAGAGAGGTTGCCACCTGCCGTATCGTGCTTGACGGTAATCATACAGCTATACACACCCTTAAAATTACCACTGTCAAAATGGTACTTGAGAGGATTGTTCTTATTGATAATCCCACTTGTAAACGGTGTACCCTCTATGCGGTATTCGTCTATCACCTTATCTGTTAACTGCTCATTATGGCTTTTATATCGCTCTGGCAAGAAGTCCTGATAGTACTTGGCGACCGTCTTACCCCATTCAGTGATGACGTTATGTTGCTTAGGCTGATCAGTCGCTAGGCTGGTAGATGAGCAATAGTCCTTACGCAACGCAAGACGAGGAGAGTACCCAAAAATACGGCTGTTGCTAACGAGTCCACGCGCGCGATCACTCTTATGGTACTCGATCGCTTCGAGCGTTTTAAGTAGAGCCGTAGTGTCCTCTGTCATCTGCACATACAGCGCGACTACCTCTTTTGTATCTCCGTCAACAATAATACAACTTTCACTCACAAGCTGGTTTATATCGCTCTCTAGCGCACTGCGCCGGACGAAGTCTGCCAGGTCGTGCTTTTTATATACTGTTACCGTCTTCATAAGCTTTGAGTATTCTTAGGAACACCGAAGTATTATTCTCGTCAGGTGTATCTTTAATTGCATCGAGTCGGTTCAGCACGCTCAGATACTCCTCGTTCTCGAAGTACAAAACGATTTGCTTAATTGCACCGTTCATAAACGTATCGACGTCTGTTGTATCGGTCGTACCTACATCCTCTTGCCGGTTGTCGATCGGGTCAGGACTTACGCTATGCACCACGTCATCCACGCTTTGCACGTACGTAGCGACCTCATACACTCCTGCCTCGATTGGGGTTAGGTGTACTAGTTCGCCGAGGGCTTCACGATTGATACGTCCAATTTGTCCGTTATGGGATAAAGCATATTCGAGCTTGGCTTGCTCCTCACTATCAAACTTACGGGCTGCCTTAGCACCGTCTATGATCGCGCGCGTCTTCCCTTTTTCCTGAACAAACTCAATAATATTAACTTTAGCGTCTTCTTGCTTTAGCTCCCGGTAAAGTCGGAGCCTGGTGTTACCGCCGAGGACAGTACCATCAGCTGTGATAAGTAGCGCGCTGTGTTCTCCTAGCTCATATTGACGCTTGAGCCTTTGGTAGTCAGCAGCCTCTACGTCTTTAGGATTCTTATCCCACAACTGTAAATCAGCAACCTTGGCTGTTTGCTTTCCCATTGTTCGCATCACTGGTATCGGATTGGTCTTCATGATGGTTAGAATATACCACAAGCTTTGTCATAAAAAAAGAAAACGTCGGGGAGGGTGAGACCGGCGTTTTCTTACGACCTGCATAGTATAGAACTTACGCTTACTTGTCAACAGATTGCATAGAGCCACCTTACCCAATACATTCTATGAGTTGCGTTTATGAGCCGTTATGAGTTGAGTAATGCGAGCTATCTGTAGTACCCAATCCACAGATTCACTCTTATAGTGTTAGCTTATGAGCAGAGTACTGCCCTGGTTGTCGGTGGTGGGACAGAGCCAGGAGATTGTCTCTACTCACAAGATAGTTTTTTAGTTATTTTCAAGTCGCTGGCTTTCTATAAACAACGACCTTACCCAAGTTTTCAATTC